GGACCGGTAGATCCTGCGGGTCCGGTGGGACCTGTAGATCCTGCGGGTCCGGTTGGACCAGTAGGTCCTGCTGGTCCTGGTACGTCCGCTTCTTCCAGCGCCTGGGTGGCATCAGCCTGTGCATCACTGGCGGTCGAGAGCGCAGTGTTTGCTACGGTCTGGATCGCGCTGACCAGCGAGTACAGCTCTGACGTGTTCGCGTTAGTCTTCTGGCTGGCGGCCCGGAGCGTATCCCCGGTACCGTCATTCGCAGAGTTGCCGGCGTTGATGATCTGTTGTGCCATTACACAGGAAGAGTTCGGCCCCAGGAGTACTTGAACACCAAGTTCAGGGTGTGGGTAGAAAGCTTTGTTTGGAACTCGTCGAACACGAACACGATACCGGAGTACCGGGTGGTGGAGTGGTCAACCGTGGCATCGCTGCTAGCGTCATGGGCACCAATACCCATTGCTCGCCAGTCAACCCGGTTCGCCGCGGAGAGTCCGTAGGTGGCACTCTTGTTGCGGGTAAACGTGCCGGCCGTGTAGCTACTCAGGGTTACCCCGATGGTAGCACGATCTCCGTTACGGTTCACCGAGCTGGCAAACGAGGCCGGAGCATTGGCGCTGTTCGATAGGAACATCCTGGCACCATCGACGGAGAATGATTGGGTGAACGGCGACAGGTCGTTACCGGTCGGAACCGACGTGGAGACGAAACTGTTGGCGAACGGCTCGTTACAGTATCCGGCGTTGTCGTACTTGGCTGAAGGGCCAGACGTGGACACCGCGGACAGTCCGATCATCTGCCAGGCGAACACCCCACCGTCGGTAACGGAGGGAGCGATCGGCCAACCTCCGATGTTCGGGTCGGCTACCACGACTGGACTGAACGGGGTAATCGTCAGAACCAGCTCGTAGGATACCCGGAGGATCTGTGCCGCGATGAGCGACACCGGGCTGGACAACACGATACGGCTGAACAGGTTACCAGGTCCTACTCCGTTGTAGCTCACGCCCAACTCACGGTACGTGACAGGACCGACCTCGGTCGGGAAGTCCCAGGTGCGGCGATGGGTCAGCACGTTACTGGAGCGGGTGGTCTGACAGTTGCCGGCGCCGGTGACGTAATTGTTGGTACGTTGGATCTCCGTGTACAGAGCGGTCTGATTGCACCTATGGAGCTTGAACGTGGTGGACGCGACGGTCTGGCTGACCGCCACGGTAACCTGGGTAGAGCTGATGTAGGCCGTGATCTTGGCCTCTTCTCCAGAAAGGAACTTGATCCACTTGCCCTCATCTCCCACGTCGAGACCGCCAGCGGTGAATGTGAATACTCCGCTGTCGATCGTTACGGTGAAGCCTGACTGGCTGGCCGTGCTGGCGCCACCTGAGTCGAACGTAGGTTCCGTGTTGGTACCGATACAGGCGACCAGGAAGTTGTCGCACCAGGCCCGTGAGGCTACCTGGTTAAGTCCTTGATCGAGAATGAGATTGTCCTGCCAGCCGTGGTCTTGTACGACCTCTTGGGTGGCTGCGTCAATGACCACGCAATGGAAACGGCCTTTCGCCGATTGGGCCTGATTTGCACTCTTTACTTGTCGCATAACGAAAAGATACTTGATGTGGGGTTTATTTTCAAGTCCTCAACTGATCGGAGATATGGTGTCCGTACCCCCGGTGTTGTCTGAGCACCAGACATTGTCAGTAGACGGTACGTAGCAACATGCCCTCGGTTCTGAGAAACCTGACACGCTCGTAATGATCGTGTTAGTCAAAGGATTGACCAGCTGGACCTGCGTTCCGTTCAACGGGGCAGCATAGATCCGGTTCGTGGTGGGGCAGTAGCAGACGCCGTATACCCCGGTTGCACCCATCGTGATAGTGGTGACAAGCGAGTGTGTGACCGGGTTGTAAACCAACAGTCCTGTGCCTCCGGAAGCGCCGCCGATGTAGATTCGGTTGTTGATCGGACAGTAAGCCATCCTGCCCTCTGGATTCTGCCCGAGACCTCCGGACGTGGTCACCACCGTGTTGGTAGCCGGATTGATCTCTCGCAACACTGACCCGGAGCTGGCGTAGATTATGCGATCCGTGGTGGGACAGTAGATGATGTCGTTAAAGACAGATGTTGCAGCAATCGTGGCTACCACGGTGTCGGTCGACGGGTCTATGACGGAAACGCTTGAGCCTGTGACGTTGGCAACGTAGATGCGGTCGTTCGACGGGCAGTAGCAAATACCTCTCGGTCCAGTACCTACCGCGATAGATCCAGTAACGGTGTTGCTACTTGGGGTGATGACTCGGACCACGGCGGCACCGTTGCAGGTGTGGTAGATCCTGTCGTTCGATGGGCAGTAGCAAATCGAGAACGGGTTCAGGCTGGTCGCCATGGTGGCCACTACGGCGCCGGTATCGGGTCTGACTGCCGTGACGGTGTTGCCGGTGGTGTTGGTGCAGTAGAGCCGGTCATTCGTCGGAGACCAGGCTATTCCGAAAGGATTAGAACCCACCGTGGTGAGGGCTCCACGCGCGGCGGCCCTGACGGTTAACGGAAAGCTGAAGGATTTGATCGCGAGCGAGTTACCCATGATACGTACGTAGTACGTGGTGTCGAACGCAAGCAACAGGTTAGGCAAGGTGAAGTTGATACCGTCAAGCTCCCGGGAGTCGTGAAGGATGGAGCTAAACGTTGGGTCTGTGGCGATCTGGAATCTGTACCTCCACGATCCGTTGTCGCTCGCCCAGACCGGTTGCCTTGGAGTCTGGTTGGTCGGCTGACTGTTCGGGTCGATGAACAGGAAGTCACTCGCCACTGGGGTTCCGTTTGAGAAATTGGAGGTGACGAAGTTTGCATTCACTGCGGCTGAATATCCGGCGATGACTTCGATCGAGTCTCCTCCGCCCGCGTACAGCTCTGAGAAGTTATCGTTCACCTTGACCATGGAGGCCCGGATGGTATCTCCGGTGTTGTCGTTGGTCTTGGTACCAATGTTGATGGTTTGCTGGCTCATTGGTAGATCTGCATCGTGTTAGAGGTTGAGCAGCCTGCGTACATGCGGTCAGTGAGCGGTACGTACGCCAACCTTGGTGTGGTTGCTGCACCGGTAGAAATCGTAGAGTCGGTTGCAAACGTGACTGGATTGATGATACGGATCTGGTTGTTGTTGCCGTCAGATACCCACATCTTGTTCGTGGTCGGCATCCAGCATAAGCTGTTTGGAGTCGCCAGGGTGGCAAACGTGTTGGTGACCGTGTTTGTGTTTGTATCGATTACCGAGATGGTACCTGCCGTGTTGTTCGAAACCCACATCCTGTCCGTAGGAGGATGATAGCAGCAGTATGTCGGGCTGGTTCCTACCGCCACGGTGGCTACCACGGTGTTGGTCTGAGGGTTGATGACAGACACGTTGTTCGTGGTCTGGTTGGTAACGTATAGCCTGTCCGTGGTAGGGCAGTAGGCGTACTGGTTTAGACGAGGCCCTGTTCCGGCCGTGATGGTGGTCGTGACCGACATGGTGGCCGGGTTGATGACTGACACGTTTCCGCTTCCGTTGTTTCCAACGTATACCCGATCCACGGTCGGAACATAACAACAACCTACCGGGTTGGTGCCTACCGTGATGGTGTTAGTGATCGTGTTGGTTAATTGTGATATAGCACGTACGGTACCAGTACCCTGACACGGGAAGAACATTCTGTCCACCACAGGAGCAAAGCATGGATCGTTGGGAGTTGTGGTCACACCGGCTATGGTGACTACAATCAGGTTTGTCAAAGGGTTGATCACCTGGACGGTGCCGGCCGTCTGACACGCCACGTAAACGTGCTGGTTGGTAGGACAGTACACACCGGGGCGAACGCCCGCGTTGAATCCAACGATGGTGGTCGAAAGTGAAGGAGTCCGCACGGTGAGAGGGAATCTGAACTGCTTGGAGTATGTGTTCTGACCTACCAGGCGAAGATAGTAAGTGGTGTCGTACTGGAGCTGGGCCTTCGTGAGGAGTCTCACCGGAGCACCGACCCGGTAGTCGATCACGATGTTCTGGAACCCTGAGTCGGTAGCCACCTGGAGGACCTGTCCGTAGGTGTCCGTAATGTCCGAGAAATGGAAACCCCGACGGAACGACTGGAGCGTTGGCTGTGTAGCGGTAGCTATGACGAAGTCACTGTAGGTTACGGTACCGTCTGAGTATCCTACCGCGGTCGGATAGGTGCCGATCGATGTCAGGGTAATGGGCCAGCCTAACACGATCGAACTTGTCTGACCGGCCGCGGTGAGCGTGTACAACTCCGAGAAGTTGGAGTTTATCTTGGTGAACGCCGTCCTGGCTGTATCACCAGTGCCGTCGTTGTCGACCGTTCCGATGTTGATGACTTGTTGGCTCATTGTAGAACGCTCACGGAGTTACCTCCGGAGCTGGAAACATACATACGCCCGTTGGTTGGCGAGAACACGGCGTACGCGGCGGTAGCGACAGCCACCGTGGCAACACTGGTGTTCGTGGTGGGATCTATCGACGCCACCTGGCCGGCCGTGTTGTTACAGACG